ATCCGAGACATCAACACTTTGGTGTTTGATGCATTGTTGGAGGCTCCCGAGTTGGGTGCCATTCACAACATCTTCACCGGTATTCGTGCCAACAAGGAGATTGGTTTCATTACAGAGGGCGGTTTGGTAGGTAAGAAAGGTCAGGGTTGCGACCCCGTACCTCACGACTTCCAGATTGGTACTCGCAAGGTTACTTGGAACCCAGTACCTTGGGAGGTATTCATCAAGGAGTGTGCAAAAGACCTCGACCAGACAGCAGCATTGTACTGTCGTAACACCGGTACCAACATTCACAACCTTGAAAACACTGACTATATGGCTATTGTTGTCGAGGTGCTCTCAAAGGCTGTCAAGAAGTTCTTTATCCGTATTCTTTGGTTTGGCGATGTCGATGCTGCTAATGTGGCAGATGGCGGTCTGATTACCAACGGTGTGGATGTCGAGTACTTCGATTTGCTTGATGGTTACTTCAAGCAGTTGCAGGTAGCGGTAACCGCAAAGAGCGAGTTATTGGTGACCATTGCACAGAACAACCAAGCCACAAAGAAAGAACAGATGGAACTTTCAGGAGATGAAGCAAATGCAATCCTCGAAAAGATGTATTTTGCTGCTCCTATCCCAATGCGTTCATCGGGTAAGATGCGTTTCCTTGTCACTCAGTCGGTTGCTGATGCATACACAAAGTATTTGCTGGGCAAGAACTTGGAGAGCACCTACAAGAATACCGTAGATGGTCTTTCGGCGTTGTATTTACAGGGTATCGAGGTAATCCCTATGCCTATCTGGGACGAGATGATACAGTCGTATCAAGACAAGGGTGCAACCTTCTACAAACCTCACCGTGCTGTACTCATCGAGCAGGCTAACCTCGGCGTAGGTCTTCCTACCGAGGAGGAGTTAGAGAATGTAGATGTGTGGTACGACAAGACCGACCGCAACAACTATATGTTGGCGGCTGGTGAGATTGATGCAAAGTTGCTCAACGACACTCGTCTCGTGTATGCCCAGTAACTCTTTCGTAGCAGGGAGGGCAGGGGTAACACCCTGCCTAAACTGCAAAGTTTAACGATTAAACACAAGTAACTATGACAAATTGTAGCAAGATTACAAAGAACCTCGCACTTGCCGCTTGTGCAAACAGCGTAGCAGGTTTGCGTCCTCGTATGGTGCTCATCAACTTTGATGACATCGACAGAACGGAGAAACCTGTTGCTGGCATTTTGGAGGACATTACTCTTAAAAGTGCCGATGTAACGGGTTTGCTGTGGGAGTTTATTGATAACTCATTGGAGGCAGACTGCACCCTTAACAAAGGTACTTACCGCAACACTTTCGTTCATAAGGTTGCAGGTAAGGCTCTCTTGAAGACTCAGGAGGTTAAAGACGAGATTAACAACCTCGCTCACAGCCGAGTTGTGGCAGTTGTAGAGAATAAGGACAACAATAGCGAGGAGACTCGTTTTGAGGTTTATGGCTATGAGAATGGCTTGCGTATGGCAGACCTTCAATCGCCTACAACCGATGCGGACGGTGTTCACTATTCATTCTCGTTGCAGTCAGAGGACAATGCACGAGAGAGTGAGTTGCCTTTGTCCTTCTACGCAGGTACCGCAGAGGCTACCGAGGCGGCATTTAAGGCACTATCAAAGGCGTAACCTATGGGAGTGTTAGAAACTTTCCGTGAACGATACTCCTCCTTAAAGTACTCGGAGGTGAAAGCCCGGATACAAACGGAGGAGTCGTTTCGGCAAGAGATAGAGAGCATCTATGTGGCAACGACACATCGCAAACTCAACAAAGGTTGTAATGATTGTTGGCTCGATGCTTTTATCCTCTTGACAAGAACAGACATTAACAAATTAGAGAGTATGGGAACACGACAATTTGAACTCAAAACAGGTGCTTTGCTTATCGATGTAGAGTGTGGCGATAATGCAAAATTGGTATCACATCACAATCTTACAGACGAGTTGGCATTGTACCACCTCGCTACCAATCCAAAGTGCATCAAGAAGTTTGCCAAGTACCCCGAGAACTACGAGCAGTTGGTTGCGGAGTACATCGCAGGGCAGGACAACAAGCCTACCGATGGCGAAGAGAATGAGATGCGTGAGGCATTGGAGAAAGCCGTATCAAAGGCAAAAGCAACACTCACTACTGCGAAGAAGAATTTGAGCAAGGTGCAGAAGGGCACCGATGCAAACAAAATCGCCAAAGCCGAGGAGCGTGTGGCAACCGCCGAAGAGGTGTTGGCAGCCGCAGAGAAGGCGTTGGAGGATTTCGAGGTAGAGCAGGGCTTTGCCGAGGGAGACTCTGGTAAAAGTGATGACAACAAGCCTACCGATGGCGAGGGGTCACGAGAGTAATTCATTCAGTACTGCGTGGCTATCAGGTAGGTAACCACGCAGTTATTTTTTAATACGATATGAAAGCAAGCGTACTAAATACGGAACAACGAATAGAGTCTGCAAACAATCAGAGTTATGGTATTCAGACTTATGGAGAGCAGAACGACTATCCCCAGCGTTTAGCGGAGATTGTGTCGGCGTCACGCACTGGTAACAAGTGTGTCAATATATACCAAAAGTTTATTGCTGGTCGTGGCTTTAATTGTCCTGCATTTAACGACTGTATTGTCAATTCCAAAATGCAGACCGTTTCGGCTTTGTTACAGCTCGTTGCAGATGACCTTGCTCACTATGGAGGTTTTGCCTTACATATAAACTATAACGCTTTGTATGAGATTACGAGCGTGCATCATATACCTTTTGAGTGGTTGCGATTTGAAAAGCTCGATGAGAACTTCAAATTTGACAAGTTGAAGATGCACCCCGATTGGGGCAAGAGGTATTCCCGATTAAGAAAATTCAATGCAAAAGATATAGAAATCTTCGGCTTTTTCAACCCTAACCCTGAGCAGATACAAAAGGAGGTAGATGCAGCAGGTGGTTGGAATGGTTATAAGGGACAGATACTCTACTATTCGAGGAGTGGCGACAAAGTATATCCCACCCCAATATATGAGGCTGTGGTTACAGATATGAGCGTGGAGGAGGGTTTGTCCAACATATCATATCGTAATGTGCGACACAACTTCCTCCCTGCTGGTATACTTGTCGATTACGATAATACCAACAACAGCGAAGACCAAGAAGCGGAGACCAAAGCCGAGTTGGAGAAGTTCCAAGGTGATGTGAATACCGGGCAGATAATGTATGTTCAGGTAGAAAATCAAGAGAAAGCCCCAGAATTCATTCCATTCCAAGGTAAGAACTACGATAAGGAATTTACGGAGACGGAAGACAAAACTCCGCAGACTATTGGTGGTGCATTCTTGCAACCGCCTATTCTCCGAGCCGAAGATGTTGGAGCAGGTTTTGGTGCAGACTTGATGCAGAATGCATATCACTTCTACAATACAATCACCGAGGACGAACGAAAGGTCATATCGGAACAGTTCAAGAAGATTTTTGATTTGTGGCATAATAAGGCAGTGATTGCAGAGAACGACTATCATATATTGCCAAAGATTTACGAAGTAAATGCCACACTTGCCGAGCGTTTGGGTCCAAACATCGACAAGGTTTTGGAAATAGTCCTTGACAAGACCATTGACTATGCAAAGAAGGCATCTATCCTTCGTGTCCTCTATGGTATAAGTGATGACAAATTACACGAACTATTAAACAAAGCAGAACAATGATTGTCAATGTAGATTTTATTCGGAAATTTCGCAATATCGCCCAAAATATAGACGAAGAGAGGGTAAATGTGTATATCCGAGAGGCTGAAACTCTCGACATAGAGCCTATGATTGGTGCAGAACTCCGCCGAAAGTTCGACAACCTTGGGGAGATTGCTGTTGATGACAATGGTAAACCTCTGCAAGATGAAGATGGTAATTCTATTATGCTCGGCTATGAGGGAGATTTGCCAACCGAAGAGCATACTTTGCTCAATGGGGGCTATTATACTGATGCATCGGGGCAATTATGTCGTATTGAAGGTGTAAAAGTCGCTCTTGCTTACCTCGCATACGCTCGATTTGTACGAAATCACGATGTAAATGTTTCTCCATACGGTGTAGTTACCAAGTATGGTCAAGAAAGTACACCTGTGGAGGCACGAACCATCTCCGCTGTATCAAACGATGCATATAAAATTGGTATGGAACACCTCGATAGTTGTGTGAGATATTGGAAATATGTCAGCAACAAGAGTATGCCAGCCAAGAAGAAACACAGATTTCTCGCAATTGGAAAGTAAACCTTAAAATTAACACACTATGAACGAACTATTTATGGATACGGGCAATATGATATCTATTGTCGTGATTGCGTGC